GCTCCAAAGACCATTGGACACATCATTACACAACCTATACCAATAATCAATCCTAGATTTTCTACCATTGTGTTGGATCCTCTAAAATAGAAACGATTTGATGTCCTAACTCTTCCCATTCAGTTTTAGTTTTACCACGAGTTGTTTCTGCGGCTGTACCAATACGAATACCACTTGTTTCTTTAAAGTTTCGAGGATCGTTAGGAATACCATTCTTGTTGACTGTAATACGATGTTTCTCTAAGATATCAGCAGCTTCTCTTCCACTCAATTCAGAATCAACCAAGCTTACTAATATAATATGAGAATCAGTACCACCTGATAATACACTTAATGTTTTACTATCATTTAATACTTTTGCCAATGCCTTTGCATTTTCAACTACCTTTCGAGAATAATCTTTAAACTCTCCAGTATCAGCTTCAACAAATGCTTGAGCTTTAGCAGCAATGATATTCATTAATGGTCCACCTTGAGTACCTGGGAAGATTGCTCCATTAAGCTTTCTTGTATAGTCAGGATTGTTCCATAATATAATTCCACCACGAGGTCCACGTAATGTTTTATGAGTTGTAGAAGTAACGACATCTGCATAAGGAACTGGATTGTCATATGCACCACCTGCGATTAAACCAGAATAGTGAGCCATGTCAACCATAAGTAATGCACCAACGGAATCAGCAATTGCTCTGAACCTTACCCAATCAATTTGTCTTGGATACGCGCTTGCGCCTGCGACGATAATATCAGGTTTATGTTGTTGAGCTAACCCAGCAACTTCTTCGTAATCAATTAAACCATTTTCATCAACACCATAAGTATGAGCATTAAACCATTTACCTGAAATCGTAACAGGAGCTCCATGAGTTAAATGACCACCACTTGCTAAATCCATTCCAAGAATAGTATCTCCTGGGTTTAGGAATGCTTTATATACAGCAAGGTTTGCATTTGCTCCACTATGTGGTTGAACATTTGCGAATTCACAACCGTATAGATCTTTGAGTTTATCAATTGCCAAGGTTTCAACTTCATCCATAAATTCGCAACCGTTATAATAACGAGCACCTGGATATCCTTCTGCGTATTTGTTTGTAAACTCTGAACCACAAAGTTTCATAACTGCCTTCGAAGCAAAGTTCTCTGAAGCAATCAGTTCTGTGGTTAATTTTTGACGTGACAATTCTTTTTGGTAAATCTTATTGATTCTTTCATCTAACATAATTAAAACTCTATCATCCTATATTGACATTCATTTAATAAATGGTAATAAGTACCAATCAACCTATCATCTTCAAAGACTTGTGGTTGAATAGATGTACCTATACCTCTCGCTTTCAATTCGTCGTGATACTTGGTTATTCCAGTATCTTTATATTCGACTTCTCCAAAAGACTTCTTTGCCATTTTCACAGCTTCTTTACAATAGGTACATGACCTATCTCCGTAAACGGTAATCATACCTTTGGTGTTTTGTCTTTCCAATCGTTAATGTAATCTAACTGCTTGGCTTGAGACCACTCTTTTGATAATTGTTCGTTATCGTCTTTGAATAATTTGAGAACCTTTTCAGTATCTGCAAAATCAATGTTAGTTACTGTTTCACCCAACCATCTTTGGCTGAATTCTTTTACTTCTTCACATTCAACAGATTCTTGAGACCATTGTTTTGCTAACTTATCGGTTAATCTCATTTCTTCGTTAAACTTTTGAACTTCTTCGCGAGGAAGAATGTATCTCTGTTTAAACATAGAGACGGTATCAACTATTACATAATCATTTTTCATCTTTTCTTTCCTTTAATAGTTTACGCTCAGAGATAGGCTGACCAGCTTCTCTTACATAAACAGTTTTGCCTTTATCAGGACTTTCATAAATCTTTGCCATTTTGTTCTCCTACACAAATAAATTAATTGCCGCGAATGATACTATCATAAATCCGAATACTAATACTTGGACCACCGTCATAACAGCCACTTGTTTCATTGGATGTACTTCTACAATTTTTTCTATCGCCGATTCGCTTGGTGCAAGATTAGCTGCTTGTAATATCTTTTCTTCAGTACTTTTTGTCATTATCTATTCTTCTTAAAATTTTGTTTATCAAATAATCAGCTTCAGGATATTCATCCATCATATCTACAACGTTATCTATCATATCAAGATCAAGTAACATTTCGTTTCTACGATGTCTCCATTGTTTTACTGATTCTTGTTCTGCAAGTCTACGCATTTCATGTATATGGCTGATAAACGCATTCATTCTTAACCACCGTTGATAATCAATTTTTCCGTCATCATCAAATGGTTGTTTTTCGTTCATTTAAATAAACCTATCCTTTCCCCTGCTGCTTTGCGACGATCGTATTCTTCAGGGGTAGAAGGATACCGCCATCCCCACATTGCTCCCAGTGCCATAAAGGTTCCTGAGTATGCAACTGCCTTCCAATTTCCAGTTGTCACTATCATTAGAATTAAAGCAAATGCCATAAATCCTAACATCATATACTTTGCCCTTTGCGGAAACACTTTCTTTGTTTCCCAGTTCGTTAAGAATGGACCAAAGAGTTTATGGTTATACAAGTAAGCGTGCATCTTATCTGAGCTCTTTGCGAAACAGTAAGCGGCAAATACAGCAGGAATACTAAAAGGTATACCTGGGAGTATAACACCAATATATGCTACACCTAAACTTAAGAATCCTAAACCCATCCATGCTAATTTTTTAATACTCATGATATGACCGCCTTTATGAATTCTTGATGAACAATCACTGCATCATTACCACCAACTCTAACTGCCATTGCTTTACTCCAATCTAAATAAACAGTAACGCCTTTTACAATTGGTTCTTTTACATCAGGTCCGTGTGCCATTACGATACCAGGCTCCGATGCTGTTTTCTTTACATCTGAAGATAGAATAATTCCACCTTCAGTCTTTTCTTCTCTAGGAGCAGCGGCAATTAATACCTGCCCTCCAATCATTGTTAATGTACTCATATTTTCCTTCTATTAATTGTGGAGGTTAATCCACTTCTTTTTTCTTCAATCTCCATGTTCATTACTTGACTGTTATCAACCAACGGTTTAGCAGGAGCCTCGCGCTCACGTTTAAACGCTGCTGTACTTACAATTAATAACATAATTGCTAATGGGTCAAATACAAAAATAATTGTAAGTATTATCCATCGTACTGCATCGTCATAAAATTCTTTTGCTTCAGATCCGTAGATCATATCAGCGATATATTTAACAGGACCAAGTTCTGATTCTTGTTCTAATTGTTGTCTCTGTATTGGTAACTTCTGTTCGTTATATTTTACAATACTTTCTACTGCTTTGTCAATAGTTATTGCTAAATTATTTCTTTCTTCTGTTTGACGGCCATTCACATAGTTACGATCTTTTGGCTGTGAAGTAGTTAAAACATAATCTAAACCTTCAATACGATCTTGTGCTGCTTTAAGTTTAGATTGCTCTGCAGCTATTCTCGTATCAATAATACTTGCTTCCAAAGAAAAGCTATCTGATACTAATGCCGAGTCAATATGAGCCTTTGATAAAAATCCAAAGATACCCATTGAGGTAATTAGCATTAATACAATTACTGCAGTTGTAAAATAACCTCGTACTAAATTATTTATGCGGTCCCACTCATAGTGCAACCAAGCGGCTGATACAAGTTTACCAAATTCTAATACAGTTGCCATAATTGCGATACTGACAGCAGCACCACTAAAGATTGTCATTAATCCTATTATACTAAAGTAGGCAGCTGTTGCTGCTAAAGTAAGGGATGTAAATAGTGTTAACCATTTCATTGTGAATATCTCCAGTTAACATCACTGTGTTTTTGTTCGTCTGCTCGAACTTTCTTTATCATATCAGACAATAATGCTTTCTTTGGTAATTTGTAATAATTAATCGCAAGTTCAGGAGCAGCTACATTTTCTACTTGGCCGCTTTCAACTAGAGAAAGATAATCTGTATAACTTCTGACGGCTTCTTCTTCAAAGTAATGAACCATTCTATGGGCAGTCTTTGGTGTTGTAATATACATAACGAAATAAAAATTCCAAAAGATTCCTTGCGCTAATAATATAAGCCATCTTTCAAATACATTTGGCTTTGCTATTTCAATAAAGAACATTAAATGCATTCTTTCGTTTTCAGCTTCAGCAAGTAATTCACGAATCATTGGTCCATGGCCTGTTTCCATTTTTCTTAAACTTTTTAAATGAACCCACATACCTGCGACCATGCCAGGTACACCTGCTATTGTTTCTAGAACAACTGCTCTATGTCCATATCGTTTAGCAAAGAATGTATCGGCAAAGAACCGAAAAAACTTTGTCATGCTTTTTGCTATGTAATCTCTCATAAGCTTCTAAAAGGTGGATCGAGGTCTCCTTCTATCCATGTGTTAAATGCAAGACAGAATCTTGGCACTTCACTTCTTGACGGATTAACACCATGTTTAGTAGTTGACGGAAATAATAATATCATTCCATCTGTTGGTGTAACCTGTACTTCTTTTGCGTTTATATTGTTTTCTATAATTTCAAAATCAAGTACATCGTTAAACATACTTTTTTCTCTAAAGAAACAAATATTACCGCTCTGCGGATCTGTTTGTAAATATAAGCAACCTGATATAATACTATTAGGATGCCAATGCATTTCAGAACCATCTCCTGAAAAATGTTTCATAACCCAACTATCTGTTATTTTAATTTTATGCCTATTGGCAAAACCTAAAACATCATAAGCGTATTCGTCAACCTTTTGTAATATACGATTCTTTAAAAACGCTAAATCGTTATCTAATACTTTATAATCTTGTGAATGACATCTGTCATCAGTATTAATTCTTTTAAAAGGCATCTTCTTTAAAACAGGATTCAGTATATCTTTATTTAAATTTATAACATCTTTAAATATTGGTGTACTAAATGCTGGGTGGACTTTATTCACGTTCTTCTGTCCATTTAATTGTTTCTTTAATACCTGAAACTAAATCTTCCATCATGCCATTGGTGTGAAGTGGTGTTGGTGTAATTCTAAGCCGCTCTGAACCCACATCAACTGTTGGAAAATTAATAGGTTGTACATATAATCCATGTTCATTTAATAACCTGTCCGACATTACTTTACATTTCTTTGCATCTCTAACCATTACAGGCAATATATGAGTGCAACTGTTTTCGTGTAGTTCAATACCATTCTCTATCAATAGAGTTTTTAAAACTCGAGCTCTTTCTTGATGTTTCTCTCTTAGCTCGTTATGATCCATTAAATATCTTATTGAAGCAATTGCTCCTGCTGCCATCACTGGACTCATGCTTGTTGTAAAAATAAATCCACTTGCTACAGATCTGATAGCGTCAAGTACAATATCATCACCAGCAATATAACCGCCATGGCATCCAAAAGCCTTTCCCAACGTTCCATTTATAATATCTACTCTATCTTCTAAACCTAATTTTTCGCAATAGCCTGCACCTGTTTGTCCGTATAGACCAACTGCATGTACTTCATCAATATATGTGATTGCGTTATATTTATCAGCTAAGTCACATATTTCTTCAATATGTCCAACATCACCATCCATAGAATATACTGATTCAAATACAATACAAGGTATAAGACCTTCTTCCTTTGCTTCAATTAAACTTTTTTCTAAAGCTTCCATATCGTTATGCTGCCAAATCTTTTTTGGTGCTTTACTATGTATGATACCTTGAATCATTGAAGCGTGATTTTTTGAATCAGATAAGAATGCAATGTTTGGAATGATTCTTGCTAAAGCAATTAAAGTCCATTCGTTTGCTACATATGCTGATGTAAATAACAAACCGCGTTCTTTTTTGTGGAGTGCTGCGATTACATTTTCTAAAGTAACATGATAATGAGAGGTACCGCCAATATTGCGAGTACCTCCACTACCACTTCCTGTTTTCAATAACGCAGTTTGCATTGCGTCTATCACATACTTATTTTGACCTTGTCCTAAGTAATCATTCGAACACCAACTTACAATTGTTTTCGGTGAATACTTAGAATACCAAGTAGCTTTGGGAAAGTTTCCTCTCTCCCGCACTATATCATTAAATACTCTGTACTTTCCTTCTTCTTTAAGTGTGTCAATTACATCATGAAAATATTGTTTATAATCCATTTTACCTTCGCCTTAGCTTGCGTAGGCATCTTCCCAACTTCCTTCTAAACCAGCAACCTCATATTCAGTCACGCGATTTTCAAAGAAGTTTGTATGGTCTGCACCATTCAGTACCCATTCTAACCAAGGTAGTGGATTGTCCTTTACCTTGAAGTTTGGTTTCATGCCTAACTGTAATAATCTTCTATCTGTTATATACCTTATATATTCTTTTACTTCGGATTTTTCCAGACCTTCTATATTACCCATTGCGTAGGCAAGATCAATAAAGTTATCTTCAAGATCTACAATATCTTTTGACATTTCATAAATTTCTTTTTTGAAGCTATCATCAACAACACGGCTGTGTTCTTTAACGAATGCTTTAAACAATTTTGAGTTGCCTTCAACGTGAATTGATTCATCACGAATTGACCACTCAACTACTTTACCCATACCTTTCATTTTACCGAAACGTTGAAAGTTAAGTAACATAACGAAAGAAGCAAATAAAGCAACACCTTCGTTAAATACAGATTTTGCTAAACAGAGACCGAGACCTCGTAATGTAGCAGGATCTGCCTTTCTCATATAATCAATCTTATCTGCCATTTCTGAATACTCTAGGAATGCATGATATTCAGAATCAGGTAAACCTAATGTTTCATTTAATAACGCATAAGCGCGTTGATGAATACCTTCTCTTGCTGCAAATGATCCTAACATATTACGGATTTCATTATTCTTAAACTTAGGAATAAATTGGTCGTAATAGTTTTGACCTACTGCTACATCAGACTGAGTAAATAATCTAAGTACGTTTGTTATATAATCTTTTTCTACTTGTGTAATCTTTCCACCTTTCCAATCAGATACATCTTCAGAGAGATCTAATTCATCTTCAATCCAATGAGCCTTTTCATGTCTTGTTGTAATTTCAACTGCCCAAGGATAGTGAAACGGTTTATAAGTTTCCGAAAACTCTAAAAGACCACCTTGCTTTTTAATTATTGTATCGGATATTGCCATTAGGTCATTATATGTACCTATATGTTTATCATCAATAAAGATCTGAGGTACGGATCTTACTTCCCTACCATTTGATACTTTTTGATAAAAGGCGAGGCGTTGTTCTTCGTCGTCCAATACCACCTGTGTATATGTTAATCCATGTTGTGTAAACCAAGCCTTTGCCTTTGCACAGAATGGGCAATTTGACTTAGTATAAATTAATACTTCCATTTTTCTTCCTGATTTTCTATCGTTATCCTTCGCAGGCGATACACTCATCTTGTTGTTCCTCCGAGCCGTTGCTGAACTTTATTGAGTCTGGGTTAATAATATCATCTAACTTTTCGCGTTCCACTTTCTGGGAAACGTTTTCTGCACGGTTAGATGTTTCTGTTCTTAAATAATATAAACCTTTACAACCTTGTTCCCATGCCTGATAGTGTACTGTATGTAAGTACCTCTTATCAGCGCCTGCCGGGAAGAAGATGTTTAAAGATTGTCCTTGACACAAATACTTTTGTCGGTCTCCTGCTAAGCGGATTAGTACATGCTGATCTAGTTCTATTGCCGTTTTAAATACTTCCTTTAGATGATCATCTAAGAAGTCTAGACCCTGAACTGATCCACCATTAGTAATAATAATTGACCACACTTCTTCTGTATTTTTACCAAGATCGTCCAATACCTTTTCAAGATATGGATTTTTATTTAGGTGGCTACCCACCCTTGTTCTTGAAGTAAATGCATTTGCTTTCCAAGGTTCAATACTTGGTGATGTACTTACAATCATAGAACTGTTTGCATTTGGAGCAATTGCTAACATATGAGCATTACGACGGCCTGTGCCTGTCATATCTGGTGCTTCACCGCGTTGCTTACCCATTTGTAATGTTGCTTCAACTGACTTTGCTTTAATATGTGAAAAGATTTCTTCGTTCTTATCAATTGCTTCTTGACTATCAAACGCAATTGAGTTTCTTTGAAAGTAAGAATGCAATCCCATTGCACCAAGACCTAAAGATCTTTCCTGTTGAGCAGAATAACGAGCCTTTGAAATCTCATCTCCTGCATTATCAATAAAGAACTGTAATACATTGTCTAGGAATACAATAAGGTCTTTAACCATACTTGTATCTTTCCATTCGTCATACATTTCTAAATTGACTGAAGATAAACAACATACTGCTGTTCTTTCTTCGCTGGTCACAAGGTGTATCTCATTGCATAGATTAGATCCTTTAATTGATAAACCCATTTCCTTTTGCGATTCAGGTAATGCTCTATTTGCTGTATCAATAAAGTTAACATAAGGTTCACCTGTGCGGTATCTTGTCTCTAATATTAATTCCCATAGTTTACGAGCATCAGTCATTTCACGAACTGATTTGTCATTAGGATCTAATAAACCCCATTGCTTACCATCTCTTACTGCTTCCATAAATTTATCAGTTAAGTTAACAGCATGGTGAAGATTTAAATTCTTACGATTTACATCTCCTGTAGGAATCCTCATATTAATGAACTCTACAATATCAGGATGGTCAATATCCATATAAGCAGCATAAGATCCTTTACGTGTTCTACCTTGACGATAAGCTACCATATCAGCATCAACAGTATGTAAGAATGGCATTGGGCCAGGTGCCTTATCTGATACTGCACGAATGTCAGACCAATGACCACCTACACCACCGCCTTTAACAGATAACCATCTTAATTCATTTGTATGCTCAATTAGTCCATCAAGTGTATCAGGTACATAAGAAAGAAAACAACTAATAGGTAATGCTTTTGCTTTTTCACCTTTAAGTGGTGCATTTGATAGAACAGGAGAAGAATACATAAAGTATCCTTTTGATACGTAATCATATATTCTCTGGGCTAGTCCAATATTGTTTCCACAAAAAGCTACTGCTGCGCGAGCAAATGCCATTTGTGGTGTTTTCTCATTATCTTTACAATAATAATCTTTCAACAGTTTAAAGGACTGCTCGGATAAACCTTTATCCCTCTTCTTTTCAATTTCAATACCTAAATGCTGCATGCCTTCTCCTTTATTCTGTTGTTATATAATTTTTTGTTAGTGGGAATATTTTTGCGACTACATCAGCAATAGCAATGGCAAGTTCCATGTGTTCTTTTTGAGTTCCATTTCCAGAACGTAATTCAATATAATGAATCCACGATCTTAGTGTTCCGTTTGCGTAAAGTCTAGAAACCGTATTACCTTCTGGTAAAATGGCTCTTGCTTGTTCTTTTGCGATTCCTTTACTGATAGCCCAAGTGTATAAATTTTCTGTATCTCTGATGTGTCTTAATTGTCTCATTCGGAACTCTTCGTTGATACGCCTATGTTGTTCATTATTAGGATCCACAGGTATACTATTTTGTCTATTCTTAGGATCTTGTAATCTTGCCTCTCGAGGTTCAAACTCTAAATCCTCTAATGGGTTGGCATATCGTTGGCTGAATTCCTGAAAGGAAAAACTACGATGTCTTAGAAACTGACGAGCTATATCTCTTGTTGTTTCTACTTCTAAACAAACACTGACCATTTCTAATGGACTCCAATGTTTATGTTTAACTAAGTAGTTTACAAGTTTTTCGTTTGTCTCTGTATTGTTTTGATTATTTGGATTACTAACTCTTGCACAGAATGCAATTAAATCAAGTAGGCTTTGTGGTGTGTCATAAGCCTGAGGTGGTTGACTAAAACTAATCAAATTAACCTTCATTATCTATGTCCTTCTCCATTGTTGAAATTTCAATTTAGCTTCTAAACCTTTATATGTTATTGTTCTCATTAAACTCTCAACACAACTAATGTTGCCTGAGAGTACCATTTCATTAATATCCTTGCCTGGGATATCATGTGGCCATATTATAATACTATGACCGTTATCAATAATGCGTTCCATTCTTTTGTGAATCTCTAAATTACGAGGTTCGGCATCAAAGACGAAGACTGCATTATCCACTCTTTCGAGCGAATTAGTATTACCATCTGCTCCATTCATTGCGATTGCATTTGATAAAAACATACTATCAAGCGCACCTTCAACAACATAATACTTTTCGTTGAAGTTTACTTTGTCGAGTCCATACAACTTTGGTACTTCTTCGAACATAATGGTAATATAACGAAGGTATGCATCAGGATCCATTGACCTTGCTGATACTCCGAAACATTTGCCGTCTTTATCTAAGAACGGTATAACAAGTCGGGCTTCATCTTTCTTAACATTCTCAAACTTATTTGGTATTATTCCATTGATCCATTCTTTGAACTTAGGAGCAAAATAAAGTCGATAATGATGCCTAGAAGGTATTTGCCGTATATCTATATATTTCTTTACTGGGTGAGAATGCTCAAGCTGGCTGATTTTTTTTAACTTTTTTAGTGGATCCGAACGAGAGAATTGCGGCTCGGTAAATTTGGTTGACTCTAGAGTTGATGTTTCTGTTGAGATCGTATTATTAGCTTTGCCTATGAACTTTTCGGCAACATAATCATTGTATGCAAGAGGATCAACGACCTTAAGGAAATTGCCAAAGATGTGGCTTGCACCGCAGTTATGACAATAATAAAATAACTTGTTTTCGCGTTCAAGTAACCAACCACGAGCTTTAGATTTATTCGTTTTTGAATCGCCGCATAATGGGCAACGAAAGTTGATTCTATAAGGGTTAGTGTTTTTAATACGATATCTGTCTAGTCGCCCTGCTAGGTGCTGAGCATACTGAATATCTGCAAAGTCAAGCATAATATAAATCCGAAAAATTTGTTATTAGAACTATTATAACAAATAATCTATCCGATGTCAACTAATAATTGCGTCAACATCCAACTTAGTGAGAATGAATATAATTATAGCTCCCATTCCCATCATGTACCATTTCCATCTATCCAAGGCGGTTACTCTACCTTCCATCTCCGAGATACGTTTGTCTAGGTTCCCGTTTAATTTACTTAAGGCTTCCATGATCTCGCTATTTCTTTCTTTACGAGATTGCGCGCTATTATCAGATAATCTCTGATGATCGTCTTTTGAAGAAGCACGGTATTGTTCTAATCTGTCGTGTACTATAGCCAAAGCTTTAGCAGCCTCCGTTTTGTGTTCTTCTATTTTATAGTCTAAGTTTTCTATCTTAGTCGCGACGTTATTTAAAATCTCATGCTGAACCGCAATATTCTTATCTCTTTCTGCAGACATCTCCACAATATAATCAAACTTAGAGAAAAACCTTTCTATCTGTTTGATATCTTTTTTAATTAATGCTACGTCGGTCTTTACGCTTGTTAGCTCTTGACTCATATTTCGATTCCGTTTGAGTTATTATATCACAAAATCCATCATATGTCAATGGATATTTATTGGATAAAGGATAGGCTATTAGGTATTAAACGATAATAAACTAATCTTTTTTCTGAACTGCTACGCCTATGGCAGGTTCGTCTTTAATAGTTACATTGCGATAGTAAATAATTACCTCGCCTAGTTCACGAATATAGCGGCGGAGTTCTTGCGTATTCTTCGACATCATTTCATAGTCTCCAATGGTGGCTGCAACGAACACTACATCACCTCCATTCAACTTTTTCATGTCATCAATGAATTTATCAAGGTAAGTATAACCTACGGGCCAGTCAGGGTTCTCGCGCTGATTGAGATCGCAGGCCTTTGGCCTTTTTAGTTTTTCAATTCCCTTATCATCAAATTTCTTTGGCTCAAAGGAAAGTGTTCGTACACAAGGATTTGTTATGATAGCTTCAGATACGACGTACCATTTTGGATTATCCAATTCAATAGGTCGTGGTAAAACTGGTTGAGCTATTTCTATTTCAACCGGCTTTGTAATAATCTCTACTTGTTTTGATCCAAGTAAACTACAACTACTTAGGAGTAGAAGGAGTGTCGAGATCGTAAATAGCCTTGCTATCATTTTCTATATCCTCAAAAACTTGTTCTGTTGCATTGTTAACTCTTAATTCAATTAACCCAGGTTTTGCTACTGCAAGCCTGTCTAAATTATGTTTAGCAAATATAGCCAAGTACTGATTCTTCTCAGCTTCTATTTGATTATAACCTCTTTGTAAATTCTGTAATGATTGTGTCTGAACTTCCGCAGCTTTTTGAACGGCAGCAATAGTTTCCTTCTGTTCTTCAACAGCGGATTCTAATTTAACGTTATTAGCTTTGAGAGTTTGATTTTCAGAATACAACCAATAACCACCAAGAGATAGAACTAAAATAATTCCAATGAACAGCTGATTAAACATTAGCTTGGTAAGTCGATCGCCGGTTCTTCCTCTGCAGGCTCAGCTGCTAAATCTGCAACTGCATCCAACTCAGGTTGAACTTCGGCTGTCATATCAGTATACTTTTGATTTAATGCAGCTCTTACTCGAGTTGTCATTTCATCTTCAAAAGCTTGTTTTACCTTTAACGGGTTATTGTCTAAGGCTTGTGAAATAATATCATTTACTGGCATAATTGTTCTCCATATTATATTGTTGTAAAATTTATTTATACATTTTCTAAACGAACCATTAATCTTTCGGCTCGGTTAGTAACTTGTTTGTGCCATTGAGAATCTCTGCCCTCAACAGCGGCTTCAGCCCAATCTCCTGCGAGAATGGCTTTATGCATTTTCTTGAATTTGCTTAAACGAGTACGACCCATGTTAAACATCATATTGACAAGTATCTGTTGTACTTCGTCGGGTAGGTCACCAAAGACCCCTTCTTCGTATAGGCGATCACATTCGGATACTGCAATCTCGATATCTCTATCGAAGCATTCTTTAACTCGTTCTTCAGTAACTGGAGTTCCCACTTCAGCGCCGAATTCTGGATCTGAATCCAAAACAAGGTGTCCCACTCCGAAGGTTGGATACCCAAGATGGTCTTTATAAACTTCATATACGACGCCTTCGTCAATCTTCAATTGTTCAAATACCGCTTCACGGTCTAATTTTGTATCTCTAAAAAACATAATATACCTCTAGTTAGCCATTGGGCCTTCAATTTTGCATTTGTATTTTGCACAGATTTTTTTAACATCTCTATCAGCTACAAATTTCTCTAATGATTTCATATCACCTATAAATTCCATTGAAGCTGGACCAGTGTCTCCACCGTCAAAAGATGAGATATGCATATTGCGAATTTTGCCTATTAGCTTATCCATAAGATTCATTTCTTTTTGGTCGAATCCAAAATCATCATCATACTTATTAGATGAGTTGCCTTTAGTTACTACAAAAAGCAGATAAGCTTCACCTTTACGATTACGATCTTTATAGTTTCTAAGATCTTTAATACCTTCTTCAAGCGATTCAGTAAATTGATTAAATCTTTTCATTGCTTTTCCTTTTTTAATTAACCTGCGGCTGAACCCATTGCTTGTTTAGCTGCAGCGCGTTCTTTATCACGCTCTTGTTTACGCTTTTCGCGTTCTTTCTCTGTTTCGTCTGCTACTTTTTGTCTTTCAGTTTCAGCGGCATGTTTTAGAGTCATTCTTTCTTTATCTTTGTCCTGTTGCATTTTTAAACGTTCAGCTTCACCAGCCTGTCTTGCTTTTAATTGAGCCTGTGCAACTGCATCTTCCATTTTAACAGTACCCATAATATCTCGAATACGTTTCTTATGTTTCTTCATATTCTTTTTAGATACACCTGGCTCACCGTCAGGACCAACACCCAAGCCAGCAATATTTCCACCACCTACATTATTCGCAGGTTCTTCTTCAATATCTTTCTTTGAGTACGCTTCAATAATATCTGCGTATTCATTAACGAATCTTTCTAATGCAGCATCTAAATCTGACTCAACAGATTCCTCTGTTAAATAGTCAGTTGCTTCTATTCGTTGTTGCTCACGTATCAACCATAAAGCTGAAGCGTAAGACGCAAGTTTAGTTTGACCGCCTGGTAGTTTACCTAATAACTTTTTCAGATTAAGAATCATTTGGTCAAAAATACCAAACGCATCTTTCTGAGCGTTCTTAGTAAAGTCTTTTCGTTTAATTAAGATATTACCTTTGTCGTCAATAATACCTTCTTCGTATGCTTTCCACTTTTTAAAAGGCGAAACCAACCGTCGAATAAACGAGTATACTAAAAATAGATCTACTACCATTTATATTTCCCTTAACCTGTTTGCGACATATTCATCAGCATCAATTGATTCTGACCGTATTGCCATCTCATCATACACCAAAAGTTCAGGCATAAAATTCAAATATAACACGAATGGTTTTAAATACTCGTGATACTCATGCAACCGCATGAATAACATATTTGTTGCCTGTGCACCAAACACATTGAATAATACAATGAGATGGTTCAGAATTAACCTTTCCTTTAATTCGTTATCTTGTCTATAACGAGAGAAGAGTTTACGGAGATATTGAAATCTCTTAATATCCTCTTCGAACTCTGACATCTCAGTACACTGAGGGTTGTCATAGTGTTTCATCGCATATAGTAGAAAGGTTGATTCTGTCAAATTCATAACAATAAAGGCTAACTATTTAAAATTAGCTGTCAGCTACAATACTATCGTCACCTGTACCTGATACACCAGCATCACCAGCATCGCCAGCAGCAACTTTCATTACTACTAAAGATTCAGCTTTATGACGCGTTGCGCCTGTAGCATCGGTGTAAGTGTGATACAAGTTCCAACCTGGTGTTTTGAGTCCTTTAGCTCTGTTAGCTGCTACGCCTGCTTCAGTCGTATCAACAAATACTGCTAAATCTTCATCGTGTGATTTATTAGTATTGTCTGTGCTAGTTTCGAGCCACTTAGGTACGCTTGCTGCAGCGTCTGTTTTTCCCCATAGTGCCATTGTTATCTCCTTGTTTAAATTAAGTTAATTTTAATAACAAAAATTATTTTATAACTTTAAAAAGTTGATCTACTAAATCAGCTTTCTTGTGTCTTTTATCGAGTTCAATACCCGCTTTACGACCTTCTTCTTCTAATTGAGCTTTTGTTAGTTTACCTAACGAAGCCTTAGTTACTTTAGGACCTTTTGCTACAGCAGCCTTCTTAGGCTCTGATGCTTTAATAGGTGCAACTTGTTTTTCGGCAGAACCGAACAACCCTTTTATCCAATCAATTAAGAACATGATATCTCCTATAATATATAATTATATAAACTTCAAGAAGTAGATTTACTACCCACAATTACTCGCAGCTAATTTCTTCTTCTCACCCTTCGGCTTTAAGGTATCACCGGCTTCAGTATCTTCTACTGCATCTTCGGTTCCTTCTGCCTTTTCATTGTCGCCTTTCCAGTTCTTGTCGATGTGGTCAAAGAATTCTTTTTTCTTTGCATCGTCTAATTCTGCTGGTGATTCAACGCCAAACTTTTTTAATACTTTTTTGAAGAATTCTTGATATTCAGAATCCTCTTCGTTTTGTAAACGAGCCATAATCTTTTCTTCGATTTTGCTCTCGATAATTTCTTTCCAACTAGGCATTTTATTTTCCTCTTTATATTGTTCTGGTAATGACTTTAAAAATTTCATTATATCTCTATTACTACCAAAGACACTCAACTCCATTCCTGTTGATGTCTTTTTAGTAAATGGATTAAGTTTTGCGCTCTTGGCCAGTTTCAAAGCGTTCTTATAGCTCTTATCGTCCATATCAACTAATCTAAAACTTCCGTCAGCCATTTCTTATTCCTATTATTATATGTTCTATGTTTATTTATAACAGTTTCGTTATCCGAATCTGTAAATTATCAATACCTTTGATTAAACGATGATATTCACCTTCTTCAATCTTAAATCTTACTCCTGGCTCTAATAATAATGGTAAACAGTTTTCAGGTTGAAATTGCCAACCATTTCCTGATATTACCTCAACCATACGGTCTTCTTTATCTTTATGCCAAACAAATTCCGCTTGGTCTTCATTAATATCAAATGTACGTATATCACCAAGATCCGTATATGGTTTACCAGAAATAACTACCACCTCCCTTGAGGCCAAGATCGGCTGCATATTTAGGTAATCGACAGGCCCAGTATCCTGCAGACATTTTATCTGTTTTAGTATCGCAATTGTGTCTGCTTGCGAAGTTCTTAGCGGCATCTCTATCATTGATCTTAGCAGTAAGCCCGCCTTTCTCATCGCCGAACTCAATCTTTTTAATATTACCTGTGTCAGGGTTTCTAACATAGACAACATATTTCTTATCTCCACTTGAACGCTTTGGTGTATTTAACTCAGGTTCTTTTTCTGCTGCAAGCAATCCTGGCAGTTGGTCAAACTCTATTAACGGTTGTTCTAAAGGAACAGTAACGCCTTCATATAGTCCAAACTTATCGTGTTGCCAATCTGTAAACTTTTTCATTAGTGGTCACTCTCATCGTTTCTATCAGTTTTGTTTGATAGTATGAATCGTCTATTAGGATTCACCGCAATTTTAAACTTAGTCATTAACTTTCTATTCACTAACATTTCTGATGCAGTATCTTTTAATGACAACGCGATTTCAGCAATATGTTTCTTGTTATTGAAAAGGATCTCATGTTCAATTACAGGTCTTGTATCAAATGCCTTCTGACCACGAGTTGGGTTTGAGACATATATTACTTCACTCTCAAACTTATAACCATTCTTTTCCCAAAATACCATTTTACCTTTTGTTTCCATTTTATCAACATGGAGCATACTTGCTTTTGCACTGTTACCAGAATCAAACTTTGCACGTACAGGATTCTTTTCCATACCTTTAAATATAATCGTTTCAATATAACCTGCTTCTTGTCTAAAGATTGGTCTTCTATTGACATCCTTAGAAAAGAATTGTATAATATCTTCTACAACTTTCTTATCAGAAACTTTACCTTTCTTTTCTTCTGTCCAAGGATCATAACCTTCAAAGTGAGAACGAATACCAGGTGAACCATTTACTTCGATAATATAAGGATTGCCTTTCTTATCAACAAAATGATCTACTCCACAATACACAGCTCCTGTTGCTCTTGCGGCTGCTTTAATTACTTCAATCTCTTTCTTCGATAAATCGTATGGTTCTGTTGTTGCGCCTTGGTGAACATTGTTTCTAAAGTCTTTGTTATCTGGTGCTTGTATTCTTTCTGCCGAGGCAATGATCTTACCACCTACAAGTAGAGTACGTATATCTGATTTCATTTCAAAGAATTCTTGTATTAACAAATCAGCATCGTATTTCCATAACGATTGACATACACCTGTTAAAGATGACATACTATCAATCTTCATTACACCAACACCTTGAGTTCCTTTAAGTGTTTTAATAATAACAGGGAACTTTCCACCTACTCGTTTATGAGCGTCTTCGATAGAATGTTCGTTAGGGATAGATGATGTTCTTGGAATCGGTATATTATTACGACCTAACAATAATGCGTTGGACATTTTGTTATCACAGACTAACATAGATTCTAAATCGTTAACAAGCAAAAAGCCAATATCTTGTAAGGAGGATACAAACGCTTGGGAGGAAAGCGTACCGATTGCTCCTGCTCTTACAAATACAATTGAGTTATGTGTTTCAATCTCAATATCTTTATCTTTGCCATCAACGTTACGAAGCTTTACAGTTCCGATGTCAATATCAGAGTCAGCAATCCACGATTTTGTTATATCAACGAAATCGTATTTGATATCTCTCTTAACAGAAACTTCTTCAACAATATCAGCAAAAGTACCGTCACCATCTCCTGTACCTAATACAACAACGTGCAGCTCGTTATAAGGAACAATTTCTGCTTCTTCTTCGAGAGGGTTTAATCTGTATTCAGATATAGATTTCATAATTAATTATACAACATTAATGCTGCAATGTCAACTACTTCTTGCGCTTGTTGGCAGGAAGTGATTTGTCTAAGGCAGCTTCGACTTCTTTATATTGTCTGATGTATTGCATTGAAGGATACTTAGCTTTTTTCAGCTTTGCGTATTCTCTCTTTACAGCAGGATCTTTGGACTGTTCCATATCAGAGATTTCGTATCTTGCGTTCATTTCTTCTAATTCAGATTCTTCAACGATTTTAGGATGGAGTTCCATAACGTCTAGATTATCGTAATAGTAATGTTTCTGTAAAAAGTTTAAAATATCTTTCTTTTCTCCAGTAACATCAGCAGTAGTATTACCTGTCTGCTTGATCTTAATTTTGTAAATCTTTTCGATTTTCTGAGTTAACTTTCTATCACCTACGTAATCAATATCAGCAAGTCCTTTTCCTTTACCAGCTTTAAGAGCTTCGTTAACGGATTCGTCCATTGAAATAGTAACTTCTTCATTATAAGGATAACCTTTTAATGGCTCAGGTTCAGCAGTTGCTAATTGCTTTTTAATTTTAGCATAAGCCAACTTAGATAGCTTTTCTTTAAATTCTTTTGTTCGTGCATCAATCATTTTCTTGACATCTGCATCTACTCTAATTTCTTTCACGTTATCCTCCGAATTCGTGGCCTGCGACTCGCTTCATTTGTTTCTTAAATTCTGCAAAGTCAGGTTTAGTTTTATATAATTTGATTGATAGGTTAGCTTTGTCTTTGCCTTTAATGCGCCACTCATAGCCGTCCTTTTTATGTTCTGGTTTTGTTGTTTTAACAACTCTACGTGCAAATCCATCTTCCCATGATTCGGAGCCTTCTGATAGTTGTTCATCAACCATCAAAGCTAACACGTGAGAATCTAATCCTAACTGATTCGCAATCTTACCTGCATAATATTCTTTACCGTGTCTTGGCTTTTGGCCATGTTTATACATAATTTGTTTTACAAGTTCAACCGCTTTACCATACTTCTTTTTAAATATAGTATCTGCCGCAATCTTTTTAATAATTTGTTGGGTTGTAAGTTCTTCTATTTCGTTTTCTTCAGGTACACAATTAGGAACGTCTTTACCGTTCTTCTTTTTCATACCAACTTGTTTATAACCGTCCCAACATTTCTCAGTCACAAATTCGTTATAAGATAACATAATTAACCTTTGTATTTTCCGTCAACGATATCACTTAATAATTTTTTAACTGCTGATCTTGCGACGGCAGGACCAACTTTATATTTCTGTTCTAAACTTTTAGAAACTCCCATCATACCAGTAATACCATCAGACCGACCATCTTTCATAAAGGCCATGATATCTTTTTCTAATTGCTTTTGGTTTGGTAAACCTTCTTTTAGGTTTTTATTTTTATTTGCTGTTCCTTCATTCATAATTCTATCAATGAAATCTTCTAATTCTTCGACGTCGTCAGTTTTGATTTCGCCGTTATCCAATGCCCAATTCATTAACTCGTCTTCGACTTTCTTTGGTAAATCTTTACCTCTACGAAGAGCATCAATATCTCTACGGTGTTTAGTTATTAACTTCTTCCAATCGTTATCTCTTGGATACATTTTAATAACTTTCTGAATGTTTTCAGTAGTTAGCTTGATGTCGGCAAGTGCCTCAAATATATATGACATTATCCGAACCTCTTCGCAAACGTTTTGAGATCAATAGTTTCAAAACTACCAAACTCATCGGTTACTCTGAATCCAACTTTACCTTTAACTTCTACAGGTTTTGCTGAATAATATTTGTTGCCTTGTCTAAGACCACCGATCTCAGATCCGTAGAAACCAAGCTTTTTCATTTTAGGAGCAGCTTCTTCAAGTTCTTCATCAAACATACCTGATGCCTTCATCATGGCAAGAGCATCTTTCTTTGCCTTTTCCATATTTTGCTTATTCATTTTTTCAACGGCGTTCTTAATCATAGCAAGTCTTTTCTTCTTATCTTTTTCAGACATTGCTTCTTGAACTACCTCAGTAGTAGGTTTTATATACCCTTCTGCAATATTATAAAACTCTTCGCTTAAACCTATAGAAACTGCAATCTTAGCTGCTTTATCTTGAACGCCTTGATTTGCACCAGGTCTTAGTTCTACTACATAGTATTTACCAGACCCAACCTTTACAATATTCATTGGCAGGCCGGCTACTTTCTTTTGAAATTCTCGAGCACCGTCCTGAGTATCAAATGCGTAATGAACTCGTTCGCTGATTTCTTCTTCTTCAACTTTACCAAATGTAACACAAGGATCTTGACCACACTGACCAGGATATTCGCAATCTCCTTCTTCAACGCCTTCAACCTTTCTTGCGAATGAAGCAACGTATTGTCCTGGACGAGCTTTAGGATACATTGCCTTAAATACAGATTCATGTCCCATTACAAAAGTAACTAGATCTTCAAGAACGACAGTATCTAATTTAGCCATATACTTCGCTGCGTCTTTAAGTTTACTTTGTTGTAATAGTTTAGCAATAGCCAAGAAGTCTTTCTTATCTTGACCTGTTTCTCTGCGAGCTGCGTCGCTAATTTCTTTTGCTAATAATTTTGATTCTTTATTAACATTTTCTTGAATGGGGTCAACCCCCTCTAAAATATCTCTAAACTTTTTCATTTTTGGTTTCCGTTTTGTTGGTTGACCTGGAGTGTCCTGTTGTAATTTTTGAACGAGTTCATCAGTACCTTCTTCGCCCGCCCCTCCTGTTTCTATAATTCTATTTATACTCATACCTTATCAGCAAGATCTTTATCCGCCTTTCCCCAAGTTCCTG